GCCCTTTCGGGCAAGACGTGTCAGATCCATCTGACATCCATATCGGTCCAATACCTCCGACTCTTTCAAGTGGGAGAGTTGGGTTTAAACCTATTACACTCTGGAGCATAGCTATGAGTAACAATAAAATTGCAGTACAACCCGTTGATCTGACCATTGGTCAGACCCCGTCTGTTGTGGATGCGTATCTTGACGCACGCAGCTTGGCTTTCCGTCTGAAAGCGATGAACCTCCTCCAAGAGGAGATATTCGAACCTTCAGATGGTTTGATAGCCGAGATGAGTACGTTCTGGTTTGCATCCGAAACTGCTAATCTTTGGAAGCTCATAGCGAAAGCTGTGCAGAAGATTCCGGCTAAGGCGCCGGATCTTAAGCAACCAGGTGTAGCAGGTGGTGACAATCCTCTCCTGGCTCGAGAAGACGAGGGCCTTCCTTTAGTGGAAGTAACCTCCGAGCTTGAACCAGGAATCATGCACATGCGTGACCGGCAACTCACGTTCGACCTTAATGGTTGTGAAACCATGGAAGAGGCAGAGCGCCGGGTGATGTATGTGTGCGACAAGCATCGTGAAGCGTTGAAAGACGCCGAACGAGAGATGTCGTATTTCACGATTTGAGGATTTAATATGACATATGTTTTCAATCCATACCGCTGGCTTACTCAGGATAGCTCAAATAAGCGCACCCGGGTAATAGAGGTCTGGGGGCACGACGGGGTTAAACTTCCCGACGTGACCGCTGACTTCTACTACGAGACCGATATTCTGGTCACCGAAGGACGCAATATAAAGAACTACCATAAGAGGAAGAAAGCGGGTGAGTTACTTCCGCTGACGTATTTTCGACAGGATCATATCCGAGCTGTGCAGGATTTCCAGTTTGACCTGTCTTACAATTCAACATTGTATAGGCAGAGAACAAGCTGGACCCCGTTTAGTTCGATAGAATTCCCTACGTCGAAGTCAGCGCAACTAAAGCTCGAGTACCCAACTGAGTACTTCGTGCAAGCGGCCGCCGCTAAGATTTATTCAAGCGGTTGGGACGCACTCACTTTTATGGCTGAGTTGAGGCAAACAGTTTCGATGTTTCGCAATTTCGCGAAGAATCTGTATAAGAATGCCTCTTCCGGAAAGCTAGAGAATATCTGGCTTGAAGGACGCTACGGTTGGCGCACCTTGTTGTATGATATCGAAGATATCAATAAGATGCTTCAAAACGTAGACACTCAACGAAAACGCTTCAAGGAATCCGTGGGAACCTCTATTCGGGAGCAAGAAATTGTTACCGTAGGAGTTTCTCTCGGTGGTGCTGGCAGCTGTGAAATGACCCAGACGGACGAGTATTACATCGGCCTTCGTGGGACAGTCGTAGCTGACATAACACCTCCTGACTTTGCATTCAATCCGATCACGACTGCATGGGAGCTCAAAACGCTCTCATTTGTGACTGATTGGCTAATAAATGTTGGTCAGTATCTTGAAGCAATGTCATTCCTAACGTTCTCCAGTGCGTATTATGCGGCTGGAGGTCACGAAGTCATTATCTACCGTATGGTAGAGGTGGCAAGCGTGACTCCGGCTACTGGCTGGTCCTTGTCCGTAACAGGACAGGCAGAATCAGTTCGTAGCTTGACAGTTAGGTCACCAACTCAGGTATCTACTAATCCACTACTACAGCTCAGACTCGATGCATATAAGGTTACAGACCTAGTTGCTTTGACTGTTCAGGCCATCAGAAGGAAATTCTGATTTCAACCTGAGTAGTCACGCATATAGGTTTGCACCTGTTGTATCGATAAGAGCGCAATAAGGAGTAAGTAAATGGCAGCCATGACGACTGCACTCACTGAGTATTCCGATAAGGAAAACTCCCGCGTTTACGTGTATACTGGACATTCGGTTAACAAACCGAAGAAAGTTCTCCAGCGGCGTAAAGAGCCTACGGGCGGACAGGAAATCATCGAAGATGTCATTACCGTTTACAACGGTACTGAAGATTCGAATGGTGATTACCTGGACTCCCGTGTCACGTTCACTCTCACGCTACGCCGTCCAAAAGACGGAATAGCAGCTGATGTGACTGCTGCACTGGCCGTCCTCCGCGACATCGTCGCTTCGGATGAGTACACTGCAGTAACCACTGGATCCACTTATCTCTCATGATAAGGTGGTCTCTTGGAGGCATTATCCTAGTAATAGGGTTTATGTCTACCTTCGAGTCTACGATCTTAGGCATAGGGGTTGAAATGCCCCTGTCGTCGTTGGACGTAGTTCCGTGGGTAACTAATTAGTCCTTACCAAGGACTGTAAGTTACGTCACACCAGAAGTAGAGTGATGGAGGTTCCGATGAAGGAACATTCAACGTTTGCGTACTCAATTACGAGTGCGTACGTTCGTGACAACAAGGCCCTGCTAAACCCTTATATGGAAACTTTGACCGGATGGATCCGGTCGAGGAATCTTAAAGGGCTAGCATCCTGCACCTCTATTCTCCCTCAAGCATTGTCATCAAGGGAGACGTATAAGTGTCTAATGCAGATCGAAGCCTTCTTCAAGAAGAATAAGATCTACTCCGACGCGAGTTGTGAAGATGCTGCGCGCGCTACGTTTCGACGTGGCGAGCAAATTTGCAAAATCACTAACAAGCGATTGGACCACTACATGCTTAACCGCGATCGTTTAGATCCCGATGTTGACAAAATGGTGGCCCGTATGGAGCGCTGGATTTCCAGCACGTTAGGTAACTACACGACATTCCTGACGGCTTTGCCTAAGGAGGTTAGAGTTACTGCAGGCGCTACTTCTACTCGGCCAAGGAAACAGGCGCTGCCACACACCAAAGTCGGTGCTAGGCAGACCTGTACACCTGCGGCGTTCAAGTACCTATCAGCTTTAGCGTCCTTTTGGGGATGCGAACAGCCGGTACAACGAACTACCGTTACGAACCGAGTGGAGACTGTACCCAAAAACTGGAAGACACATCGAACGATCGCCTGCGAGCCGGAAGGTAACATACCTTTACAGCTAGCATTTGATTCGTACGCCAAACGGCGTCTCCGCTTCCGCGGAATCGATCTATGCGACCAGTCTAGAAATCAACTAATGGCCAAACAGGCTTCGATAGACGGCGTAAATGCCACTATCGATATGTCTATGGCCTCCGATACTGTCTCGTATAATGCGGTGGCTGCTCTGTTTCCAACAGAGTGGTTTGCCTATTTGTGCGATATACGATCACCTTGTTATCTGGATGATGACAAGAGGATTGTGAAGTATGAAAAGTTCTCCTCGATGGGGAACGGATCTACCTTCAGTATCGAAACGTTGATTTTCTCTGCAGCATGCTATGCGGTAGGCTCAAAAACGTTTTCCGTCTATGGTGACGACATAGTCATTGAGGCGGAATTAGTTCCGAGCTTGTTGCGTATCATGCGGTTCTTTGGTTTCATCATTAACCAGGAAAAGTCGCACATCTCAGGCCCCTTCCGGGAATCCTGCGGTGTGAACTGTTATGAGGGGATAGATATTACACCGTTCTATCTACGTGACATCAATAAGCTCAAAGCGAATTGGTGCCATATAGTAAACGGTTTAGTTGCTATCTCTTCACCTGGCGGCGAGCTGGAGAAACTGATCCTTGACATCGTTAAGGAAAAGCGGCTTCCAATCGTCCCGTTTGATGACGATACTATGAGTGGTGTCCACGTGGACGTCCATTCAGCGTATTCCAAAGGGCTTCTAAAGGCTGGCAAACGGAGTAGCCTCCGACAAAAGCAGGATGCGGCCCGAAAGGGTCGTCTTCTGCAAGATCCACAAAGCGTGTATTATTATCGCTACGTGGCTAAGGTCGGACGATACAAAGTTAGCCGCTCTCGTACGTATTTACTTTGGCACCTGCTGGCACAAAACCGGCAAGGACCAATAGGAAGGTACGATATGAGAGGGGAACCTTTAGAGAGCAGTTGGGTCCCTACGTCCAGTCACAAGTATGTGCGGAAGTGGGTTTACTGGTTCCCACCAGTAGCGGGCACACCTCTCCACCTTTACCGGTGGGGAGATCTCTTTATCGCCTAATAGGCCATTTTTGAGAGTGTGGGTATGGATACCCAGTCGGGC